TTAGATAAATATGTAAGTGATTACCCCAGGCATTTTTGTATGGGAAATCATGAGCTGCGCATACATAGGTTTGAAGAAAATATACCTGAGATACAAGGTATGATGAAACATCAATTATATTCTTCATTTAAAGAGTATGGTTGGGGTGTATCTGAATATGGTGAATTTAAATTTATAGCTGGTGTAGGATTTGTTCATGCACCATTAAATATAATGGGCAAAGAATATGGTGGTAAAAATGGTGAAGTACAGATAGGAAATGACAGTATACATGACTTAGTATTTGGTCATACCCATAAAGCTAGGGATTGGAAGGCTATTAAGATAGGGTACGACAAATGGGTTAGGATTGTAAATGTCGGTTGCTCTTTACCTCATGGTCATATAGAAGAATATGCTAAGTTAAACATGAATGGCTGGTCTTGGTGTGTTACTGAGTTAGGCATTTGGGATAATCATATCCAAGAAGTAAACTTTATTTCAATGGATAGATTGGAGAGAGAATATGATTAAAAGTATTTGGAAAAAACTAGGTATGTACTCTTTGAGTAGAAGAGGAAAAATTGCAGTAGGTGGATTAGCAGTTGTTGCAATAGTTGTTATAGTTGGTTGGGCTGCCTAAATGTTAGGTGGCTTACCAGTAGAAATGATTACCATGTTAGGCAGTTCTGTCTTAGGTGGTTTTATGTCTTTATGGTCACAGTCAATTAAAGCAAAACAAGACGAACAGAAAATGTTATTGGCTAGATCCGATAACCAAATGAAACATATTAGCGATGCTAGAAATTATGATAATAAAGGGTTTCAATTTACTCGTAGGATCATAGCATTGACTGCTGTGTTTTTTATTATTGCCTGGCCCAAGATAGCACCAGTATTTTTTGATACTACTGTGGTATTAACTTGGACAGAATTTACTAGAGGATTTTTATTTTTAATAGAAAAAAAAGAAATTGTTATGGATAAAGAATTTAGTGGTCTAATAATTACTCCATTAGACACTCATTTAATGTCAGCTATCATTGGTCTGTATTTTGGTGGAAGTTTAGTTAAAAAGTAGCTCATATTTGAGCATACAATACCGAAAGATACGGTTTAGGATCAATCATACACAAGAGTTTCATTATCCTCCCATTAATGAAAAAAAGGGGGTTTATAGATATATCAGCTATATTCCCCCTATTTTAATACTCGCGATATAATTATAGAGTAAATACGAAAAATAAAAACCTCTGGCATCATATCAGTATGAGAAAGGAGGCTCCCTACCATGTCTAAGTATTAAACTTTTTATTATAGCATCTAATACAATACCAATCACAGTTATCATTACTGTTTTGATTAGTAGGTATGTAAGCTATAAGATTATCTTGCATATATTTTTTATCACATGAAGAACATTCATAAAAATTAGAATGGGATATCTTCTGTTGGACCCTCTGTTCTAGTGTTAGTTTGCGTTGAAACTTTAGAACTGTCACTCTTGCCCCCAATCATTTTAAGAATACCTTTGTATCTAGGTACAATTATTTCTGTTACATATTTGGTTTCACCATTGTGGTCATACTGTCTGGTTTCTATTTGACCTTCTATGTATAACATAGTGCCTTTCTTAACGTATTGCTCTATTGTTTTTGCAATGTTAGGATCCCAGCATACAAGTCTATGCCATTGTGTTTTTTCTTGCCACTCACCAGATTTATTTTTAAATCTTTCTGAAGTTGCTAATGAAAAACCAGCAAACTTTTCTTCTCTGGTAGATACTTTTACTTCAGGATCGCTACCAACACGACCTAATAGGATTACTTTATTTATCATCTAAGACTCCTTCTATATTATTAAGACAAGTTTGAGCGTTTCTCAAATGCCATCTTATATCAGCTTTATTAATTGTTAAAGCTCTATCAGTATTTTCTTGTGTTTTTACATCACTGTCTACGCCTTTGATAAAGGCAAACAACATATGAAATAAATCCATTTCACCTACTGTTTTATATTCTTTTTTACTGTTAGAATAATATTCAGCTTCTATTGGTGGTATTAATTTAGTTGGTATTTTATGACCTTGTAATACCAATGAATGTAATAAATCATTTACTGTCATTATTTCTCCTCTAAGTTATTAATTATTTCTGCATCAGAAATTACTTCTTGTATTTTAGTTACAATATCTACTGTTTTAAACATTTTTTCTTTAGAGTTTCCCCATTGATTCCAATATCCTTCTTCAGTATCACAACTAAATTTTACTTTAGAGTGTATATTATCATCTAATTCTATTGTTCCTGTAATATATATTCTTGTCATAGTTACTCCTTTTAGTTGCGTACAGGCAAGAGACAAGCCCAATAACTGACCTGCACGCTATCCCCAGTTATTAGGCGACTATGTAGTTTTAGTAACTTTGCTTGGATCTGATTTGCCAGAATATTTTTCTTCTAACTTTTGAACATATTTTGAATCATCAAATTTGCCCATAAATATATCAGAACAAAGTCCTAAGTGACTGAACGCTTTTGTTAATGCATCTGTCATAGCTTTCTTTGGTGCTTCGTCATCTAATGCACCAGTTTTTCTATACATTTTTAAAGGTGAACAAACCGGCCCATAGAAATCCCAAAAGCCTTCTTTGTTTTTATTAGTTGCTACTGATACTTCAGCAGCTACAACAGCAGTTTGATTACTGTCCATACCATGATATGTATAATCAACTCGGTATGTCCAACCAGTACCTACTGGACCAAACTCCTCTGTTATTTTCATAATCTGCCATTGTGGATCAATAGTAGTTATGTCACCAAAACCTTTATTGATGCGTTTAGTAAATCTAGGATCAGTTTCTTTTAAACTATCCCATACATTTCTTTTATCTGTCGTCATTGTACCTCCATACTTTTGTTGTACTACCAAAACTATTTATTCTTCTGTCACCAGAATCAATTATATATTTCAATAATTTAAGTTCAGTAAATCTTGGTCTAATAGATAATATACTTTCTGATAATATTTCTGCTGCTTCTTCTGGTGTAGCACCATAATTACCTTGTCGTTTTATTATCTTTAAACATTCTGTTCGCAAATTAGTAGATCGTGAATCAATCTTTCTTGCTGCCTCTTTGCTAGTTGAGTTTTCCTTGTAACCAGCCGTCAGAGGATATTTCTGTTCCAAAATGTCTTTCGATGTCATCTTCATTGTTTATTTTCTCCATAAGATCAAAGTCAATATATTCTGGTGGCTCTATATTATTCATTACATGAAACCAAAATAAGTGACAGGCGATTTCTAGTTTTCTTTGAAAAGGCTTATCCCTTTCAATAGTAAATATATTATAACCTAAGTTACCTCTTAACACAGATAACACAGCTTTACTAAAACCTGTTACCATCATGTAATGTTGCACTTGAGGATAATATTTATCTATAATGTTTTGATCTTTAACAAATGCATTAACGTGTTTAGCTTCAAACACTTTGCCTTTTGCTACTCCATCTAAACTACCATAGATGTAATCATATTGTGGGTGTGTAAATATATCACCTATATTAACAACCCTTTCTTTAGTAACTTCCTGATACCATCGTCTATTAAATTCTTCGGTAAATATTCCGAGTTGAACTGGCAGTACACCTGAAAGGTCTTTTCTTTCGACTTTGCCAATTTTCTCAAGCCAAAGATCTTTCCATGTGCCTTCTGTAATACGAATTGCATCAGTACCTCCAATGCCTGTTGGTCTGTCTGGTTGTTTAAGTTTACCATTTCCTTTTCCCATCTAGTCAGAGCTCCTTTCTCTAATTTGTTGTCGTCTGTGTACATTTCGTTGATCTCGTTCCATATCCCTAGTCGATCTCCCATGATTGTACCTCCTCCATATATAATTTTCGATTGGTTTTACTTTACGATTATCAGCCACACGCTGACTCATATAATGTTTGATGAAGTATCTATACATATCACTTTCAAGATATTGTATAGCTAACACACAAACAAAATTTTGTAGATTACGTTTTCTATCTATATGGTCTTGATGTTTTGAGGGCAGTTTGATGTTCAATTTTTGTAATTGCTTCCCTAATGCTTTCAGCAGAGTTGTTGCCATATTCTTTCTCCAGTATGTTTGTTAAATACCAAATTGCTTTTAGTATATCTTGTTCTTTATTTTTTTTCCTATGTCTGCGAATATACTTTACAGCATTTCCTTCACAAAAATCTAAACCCCAAGCTCTTATTAATTCGGTTAGTTCTGGTTTATTGTTATGGTAATAACTAGGACTGGTCTTGTTGATTATCATTAACTATCCTTTCATATTTTTTTATTAGTTGATTTATTTTTGCATGGGTATCGATATCATCTTCATTGACTCCTACCCATACTGGTTTTAGTTCTTTTAATTCATCTATGAATGTTAGTATTTCAATCATTGTTTCCCCCATTGATTTAAATGACATTTACTACAATACCAATATGTACCATTGCCATATACTAAATCATCACCCTTGCAGCTACAGCCATCAGGTTGATTTTTTTCTTTATATATAATCTTGTTATGTGGCGTTAATGTGTCGAAGTGTGTTCCGACTTTAATTCGGTTTTTTTTGGTTTGATTTTTATATGACATTCTAACGCATTGGCCCAACAACAGAATAGAAATCCACTAGGTTTTCTTATACCTACTTCCCATTTTGATACTAAACCTCTAGCACAACCAATCATTTCATCAAGCCTTGATTGTGATAAACCTAGGGTTTTTCTGCGTTCTACAAATTGTGGTATAACTGTGTCAAAGAATATACCTAGTTCTTTATTAGACATATCTTTTAATATCTGAATATAGTTCGGTTTGTCAAGATACGCTGGGGAATACGTTAAGCTCTAACGCTTATTATATATTCCCCATACACCTACGTCTCAGACTTAAATTACAGCATACTGAAGTTTGCCGAGGGTGTCCATTGGGGGAGCTTATCTGTGTCTACGACCCCATCAAGCTCCCTAATTCTACTATATACTTTCTATGTGGGCAGTATAATACCCCTGATTAGTAGTTATGTAATTGCAGTCACATAACGCTATTTCAGATTACTAGTTCAGTAGAATGTTCTTAGTATTCACTAGCTTTCATTATAGTGAGTACTCTAACTGTTTGTTTTGGATCAGTTTTATCAGGACTATGAAAACTCATAGTATTATCAAAATAA